GTTCGACAGACATCTTCATGTCATCGAGCCATTTGAAATTCCTCTTCACTGGGAGCGTGTTAAAGGCCTTGACTACGGTTATGCATCAGAATCAGCTTGCGTTTGGGCCGCAGTAGACCCTAGCGACGGAACGCTGATTGTTTATAGAGAGTTATATAGAAAGGGTCTTTTAGCTACAGAGTTAGCAGAAATGTTAACAAATATGGAACTAAGTGATCCAACTTCTGTCAGAGGCGTACTAGATACAGCATGTTGGTCACGAACAGGAACCACAGGCCCGACAGTTGCAGAAACATTAATACAAGCTGGACATAAGCTTAGACCTGCAGATAAGAATCGAGTTGCAGGTAAAATACAGATACATGAACATTTAAAAGTTCAATCATCTGGAAGACCACGAATGCAAATACTTAACACTTGTCCAAATTTAATTCGTGAGTTACAAAGCATACCGCTTGACAAGAATAATCCTGAGGATGTTGATACACACGCTTCAGACCACGCCTACGACGCTTTACGATATCTTATCATGTCTAGGCCTAGAATAAATGATACATTTAGTCAAATAAGGTCTTTACAGCGTGAGCAGCACTTTCAACCCTTCGATTCAACATTTGGTTACTAATATATGAATGATGACATCTTAGACAATGCAGACGGTCTTTATTTTTCTGAAGTAGAAAATGAAGATGGCCTTAATGTTGAACTAAATGAAACCCTCAAATCAAATCTTGCAGGCCTTATTGAGGCTCGTTTTATTAGTGCTGAACAATCACGAGAATATGATGAAGACCGATGGATAGATGCTTATCATAATTTCCGTGGTGTTTACCCAAAGCACGTACCTTTTCGCGAAAGTGAAAAGTCTAGAGTATTCATCAAAATTACAAAGACCAAAGTGCTTGCGGCCTACGGCCAGTTAATTGATGTTATCTTTGGAACAGGAAAGTTTCCTATTGGTGTAAGCCCAACAGAAATTCCAGAAGGCGTTGCAGAGTATATGCACCTTGCAAACCAAGCAGCGCCCGGAATTGAAACAAGCGCAGCTACACCTACTGGAATTCAAGAAGAACTAGAAAATCCTTTTGAAGTAGGTTTTGAAGGTGATGGAAAAGTTCTTAAGCCCGGAGCTACATACAAAACTTCAAAGTTCTTAGAAGAAGCTATTGAAGAAAACATTGATTATTTTGAAGATGGTCCTCACCCAGACCCACAAGTATTAGAAATTTCTCCAGCTAAAGAAGCAGCACGAAACATGGAGAAATTAATTCACGATCAAATTGACGAGTCTAACGGCTCAAGCGAATTAAGAAATGCAATCTTTGAATCGTGTTTGTTTGGTACAGGCATTATTAAAGGCCCGTTTAATTTTAATAAAACTTTACATCGCTGGGAAAACAGCGAAGAGACAGGAGAACGTGAATATAACCCCTTATTTGTTAGAGTTCCTCGCATTGAGTTTGTGTCTATTTGGGATTTTTTCCCTGACCCTAGCGCCACTTCTTTAGAAGAATGTGAATATGTTTTACATCGCCATAAGCTAAACAAGTCTCAAGTTCGAGGCCTAACAAAACTTCCATACTTTGACGAAGATGCTATCCGCGAAGTTCTTGCGCTTGGTCCTAACTACACTGAGCGTGATTATGAGCATGAGTTAAAAGATGATCAGCGCTCAAATGATTATGGTAGTGGTCAGTATGAGGTTCTTGAGTATTGGGGTATTATGGATGCAGAGTATGCCCGTGAAGTAGGCATGGAGCTTTCAGAAGATGTTGATGATCTTGATGAAGTTCAAATTAATGCTTGGATTTGTAACGGTCTTGTTCTTCGTGCAGTTGTAAATCCATTTACGCCTATGCGCATCCCTTATCATGCTTTCCCGTATGAGCGAAACCCATACAGTTTCTTTGGCATTGGTATCGCAGAAAACATGAACGACAGCCAGCAGGTTATGAACGGCCACGCACGTATGGCTATTGATAACTTGGCACTATCTGGAAGTTTGGTATTCGAAGTAGATGAATCTATGCTCGCTGGCGGTCAAAGCATGGAAGTATATCCCGGCAAGATCTTCCGTCGCCAAGCAGGTGTTCCGGGCCAAAGCATTCATGGCTTAAAGTTCCCTAACACATCACAAGAAAACATGATGATGTTCGACAAGTTCCGACAGTTAGCTGATGAACAAACAGGCATCCCAAGCTACTCACACGGCATGACAGGCGTTCAAAGCATGACAAGAACAGCATCAGGCATGTCAATGTTACTTGGTGCTGCGTCATTAAACATTAAAACTGTTGTTAAAAACCTAGACGATTTTCTTTTACGTCCTTTAGGCCAAGCATATTTTCAGTGGAATATGCAGTTCTTTGAAGGCGATCTAGACACTCAAGGTGATCTAGAAATTAAAGCTATGGGTACAAATAGCCTAATGCAAAAAGAAGTACGTAGTCAACGATTGACGATGTTCTTGCAGACAGCCCAAAACCCAGCAGTTGCTCCATTTGTTAAAATGTCCAAGCTTATTTCTGAGTTGGCTTACTCGTTGGATCTTGATCCTGATGAGATTCTCAATGATCCAGAAGAAGCTGCAATTGCTGCACAAATAATAGGAATGCAAAATAATGTTGGACAAGCAACTGGCAGCGAGGCTGTCTCCCCTGACGAACAACCCGGAGTTATGGGAAGCCCTGAAGGAGTACCTCAACCACCGCAAGACCTTGGAGCTACAGGGACTGGTGGTGGCAACATCGGAACAGGAAATGTACCGCAAGCAGGGGAGAGTGAGTTTTCTGGATAATCTCCTGACACTCCCAGCCCAAGTAAAAGCCGCAAAGGAATTCAAAGATGACAATGTATGATAAATCTTTAATGATGCCGCCAGAAAGACAACAATATAGTAAAGGTAAACTGGTTGTTAAGGTTGCAAAATATTTAAAAGATGCTTTTGAAACAGATAAAATATCTGAGGATGCACTAAAAAATGCGACTAAAATCCACAAAAATATTGAAGAAAATACTTTTGCAGATGGTACAAAGTTTCCTAAATCTTTTAAAGAAAAAGATAAAAGCATTGCTATTGCAAAAGAATATAGTTTAGATCCAAAAGAAATAGATACTATTGAAAAAGCTTTTTCTTATGGAAGTGGTGGTGGAAAATTAAAAGGAACGCTACTAGAAGATTTAGACTTAACTTTAACTTCTTTAATTACTTCGCCTACACGACGACAGCAAATTGCTGAAGATCTAGGTGGAGCTAAACAAATGAGAGAAGCACGTAAAAAAGCAGGTAAGTACGGATTAGCTGGAGTTGGCGTAGGCTCTTTATTAACTGGTGGAGCTATGTCATCTTGGAACATGGTAAATGATAAGCCTCCTGTAAATGAAAAAGAAGCTTCAGAATTTGAAAAAGCTTTTAGTGCTGCATTTAAAGCAGGTGAAGATACTTTTGAATTTGATGGTAGACAATATACAACAGAACTAAAGCGCCAAGCTAAAGGCAAAGGCGGTATAATCGTAGACCTAATGGCTTCTATTTTAGGTAAAAAAGCCACAGCAAAAAAGCTTGACATGGCTGATAAAGCTAAAGTTGCAGATGCTGTTCAAGAAGAACTTGACATCAATCCAAACTTTTTAGATGAACTAGAAGACGATGAGTTTGATTACTTAATGGCACGAATGCCTCAAGAAGAACAAGCAATGTTAGGGGCTGCTGAAGCACCAGTAGACGACATGGTTGAAATGATGCGTGGCATGGCTCCAAAAGAAGCTGCGCAACAGCTAGAGCTTTTTGGTAGCGAAAGAAATATTTATGAATATGCAGATTCTTTAAAGCCCCAAGATCTTCGTGAGTTTGTAGGAAATGTCAAGAAAGAAGATTATGAAATTTTTGGCAATTTTGATAATTTCTTGGAGCGTTTAGGTCCACGTCAAATGAAAGCACATGGTGGAGCAATTGGATTGCTAATTCCTGTAGAAGGCATGAAGCCCGATGCAGAAATGGAAGAAGACTACGTTTCATATGTTATGGACGAAACACTTTCAGACGATGAAATGGAATACGTAAACAAAGCACTAGAAGCTGATAACAGACTTAGTGAATTGTTTGATAAAATTGTTTTGTCTTCTGCAGAATTTACAGGTTCAGGTGAAGTCGATGGTCCCGGAACAGGCACATCAGATGAAATACCTGCACGACTATCAGATGGTGAGTTTGTATTCACCAAAAAAGCAGTAGACGTTATCGGCGTAGAAAAACTAGAAGAAATGATGAAAGACGCTGAAGAACAAGCTGAACGACAGAATAAGGCAGTTGGTGGACTCATGGATGATCCAACACAAGATGAAAAAGCTAACTTGCCAGACCAAGCTATGAGTGACGAGCAGATCGAGGAGCAAATGCTCGATGCTAATCGCATTCCTAGCTTAATGAGACGATAAGGCCACCTAAGAGGTTTTTAGCCCCTTATCATATTTATAACTTTTAGGCCACCTTGTAATGTTGAGACCCCATGTATTTGGCTACCTCAATAAGAAACAAGCCCCGAAAAGGAGAAAGACATGACTGAAGTAGAACAAGAACCACAAGCTAATCCATATAACGCTCGCAAGCCTTGGCACGAGGAGCCAAAAGCAAAGCAAGGATCAGCAGAAGGTCTATTTTTTGAAGAAGGTTCTGATGAGGCTACCCAAAACACGGCCCCTCAAAAACAAAACGGAACTAACTACAAAAAAAGGTATGACGACCTAAAAAAACATTACGATGAAAAGATAGCAGAATTCAAACAAAAAGAGCAAGAGTTGTTGGCACAAGCACAAAGTGCTCAACCATCATATCAACCTCCGAAGTCTGAAGAAGAACTTGAACAGTTCCGAACTGAATATCCTGATTTGTATGAAACCGTAGAATCTGTTGCACATCTACGAAGCCAGAAAGAAGTACAAGCCCTTCAACAAAAGATGCAGGTTATCGAAGAGCGAGAAGCAATGATCGCACGACGTGAAGCTGAAACTAAGTTGCGAGAGCGTCATCCTGACTTTGAAGATATTCGTGGAGATGATGGGTTTCATGACTGGGCTAAAAGCCAGCCTGAAGAAATTCAGAACTGGATCTACAATAACCCAGACAATGTTGGACTAGCAAGTCGTGCAATTGACTTTTATAAGATGGAAATGGGTTTAAATATTAATCAACAACCCAAAACTCAGTCAGGTCGCCAAAAGTCTAGACAGAATGCTGCAGACATGGTATCTACAAAAACAACTACTGTAGACACCAAGCAGCCTAAAATCTGGACACGACGGGAAATAGCTGCCCTGTCTATGGATGACTATGATCGCTACGAACAGGAAATAGATCAAGCCATCATGGAAGGCAGAGTAGTTAAATAACTTTGTTTTTTATTTTAGGAGATTTTTACAATGGCTAGTAACACATCTAACCCCAACTTTGACGGCGCAGCAGACGGTAACTTTAACACTGCTGGTAATTTTAACTTCCTGCCAGAAGTCTATTCCAAGAAAGTACTTAACTTCTTCCGTAAGGCATCTGTTGCAGAAGCAATTACTAACACTGATTATGCTGGTGAGATTTCAGCTTACGGCGATTCAGTACGCATCATCAAAGAACCAGTAATCACTGTTGATGAATATCAGCGTGGTGGCTCAGTAACTCAAACAGAGTTGACTGACACTGAAGTAAACCTTGTTGTTGATACGGCGAACGCATTCAAGTTCATCGTTGATGACATCGAAACTTCAATGTCTCACGTCAACTTCAAAGAAGTAGCTTCGTCTTCAGCTGCTTACGCATTGCGTGACGCATTTGACACAGGCGTAATTGCTGCTATGTTTGCTGGCGTACCCGCTTCTTCACCTAACCACATTCTTGGTTCAGACAGCGCAACTGATCTTGCGGCTGGTACTTTTGATGGTACTGGTAACCTTGACATTGGTTATGCCTCAGACGAGCATGATCCAATCGACGTTCTTTCACACATGGCACGTCTTCTTGACGAGCAAAATGTTCCTGAAGAAGGCCGTTGGTTCCTTGCTAACCCAGAGTTTTATGAGCAACTCGTTAAGAGTTCTTCAAAGCTTATCAGCGTAGACTTTAACGCTGGACAAGGCTCAATCCGTAATGGTTTGGTTTCTTCTGGTAAGCTACGTGGCTTTGATATGTATAAGACCAACAACATTGCAGCTACTACTAACGCAGCTGGTAAGTGTATTGCTGGTCACATTTCATCAACATGTACTGCTCAGACTATCATCAACACTGAGGTCATTCGTGACCCTTCAAGCTTTGGTGATATTGTACGAGGCCTCCACGTCTATGGCGCTAAGGTTCTTCGTCCTGAAGCACTTGTCTCTGCCTTCTACGGCATCGACTAAAAATGGAGTGGGGGATGAAATACTCCCCCTTTTCTACTATGCCTCAAATTGGAAGTGAACAAAACCCTATTCGTATGAGCGCTAAACGAACAGTTAAAGTTAGCGGTCAATATTTAAAAAGCGAGAACAAAAAGAAATACGATGAAAATTATGATCGTATTTTCGGGAGAAAAAAAGATGAACTACGAGACAAAACGTAAAAAGAAAATGAGTGGTGGTCGAGTAGCTTACGGAAAAGGTAAGCGTGTATCATACGAAAAAGGTGGCAAAGCTATGAAAAACGCTATGCGCACTTGTATGCCTAATTAATTTTTTTTAGGGTAAAAATAATGTTTAGAAAAATGATAGCAAAACTAGAAGCAAAGGCAATGCGTGGGTCAGGAACTAAACAAAAACCCCCTTTATTTGGCGGTCCTTCAACAAACTCAAGTCAAAAGCTTAAACAAGCTCCTGATGTTTTTGGCAATGTAACAATGTTTAATAATATGGGCAATCAATCTGCGCAAAGACAATTATATAAAAACGGCGGAAAAGTATTGTCAAAGGCTATGTCTACAGCTAAGCCTAATTAAAGAGTTTATTATGAAAGTCAAAGCTCCTGAAGGCTATCACTGGATGAAAAAGGGCAAACAATATAAGCTCATGAAAGATCCTAAAGATGGCTACAAACCCCACAAAGGTGCTTCAAAAGAAGCTAACTTTGAAATTCAAAAGGTTCATAAGAAATAATGGCTGCTACTTATCTTGAAATTACAAACGAGTTGTTGCGAGAGCTAAATGAAGTAGCTCTTACATCAGCTACGTTTGCTGGGGCTATTGGAGTTCAGCAACATATCAAAGACTGTGTAAACAGAGCATACCTTGATATTGTTAATGAAGAACCTCAATGGCCTTTTCTTGCTGTAGATACAAGCGGTTCT